CAGGTATTATTACAGATGCACGTTTTAAAACGTATGGCTGCGGATCGGCTATTGCGAGCTCGAGCCTTGTTACAGAATGGGTCAAAGGAAAAACACTCGACGAAGCCGGATCAATCAAAAACTCCGAAATCGCCCAAGAGTTAGCCCTACCCCCAGTTAAAATACATTGTTCAATTCTAGCAGAAGATGCTATCAAGGCGGCTGTAAATGATTACCGTAACCGACACAGCGGCTAAAAAGATCAAACAACAGTTGACCAAACGTGGTCGAGGTGTAGGTATTCGTGTAGGAGTTAAAACTACAGGCTGTAGCGGATTGGCCTATGTATTAGAATATGTGGACGAGTACACTGCCGAAGAGGGCGTTACTAATTTTGCTCAACAAGACTTTGTAATATTAATTGATGCCAAAAGCCTAGTGTATCTAAAAGGACTAACAATGGATTGGGTCCGCAATGGACTTAATGAGGGATTTGATTTTGTCAATCCCAATGAACGTGACCGCTGTGGTTGCGGTGAAAGTTTTAGAGTTTAGAAATATCTAGATCTGCATCAGTGGGCATATCCCAGATTTTCTTGTGATCTGCTCCTGTTCGCTGCGCAAATCGTTTGATATCACACCTAGAACAACAATGAAAATAGTTGTTGTTCAGTCGCTTCCTATCTATTTTTTTTAGATCTCTTTCAAATACAGCATCACAGTCATCACACTTTAAAGTCACAATGGTTTTTATCCTTGTGTAGCTGTGTTGATTACCTAGCTTACTGAGCCTAACATATTGATTTTTCTGTGATCTGGTCTGGATGAACATGCAGTATTTACATTAGGCTTATAAAAACTTTGGATAAATATTATCGATATCCAAACACATAGGATTTGCTATGGCAAGAAAAATTATTAATATTGGTGCAATCGGTAATGACGGCACTGGCGACAGTATCAGAGACAGTTTTAGATCTGTCAACGATAACTTTAGAGAACTCTATAGTTCACTAGGACTGGGTGAAAAACTCACATTCATAGGTCTAGACGATACTCCTGAATCATTCCCCAACGATTACGAAAATGCTTTGGTTGTTGTCAATGATACCACAGACGGAGTAGTTTTCAAAAAACTAGAAGCTGGCGAAGGTATTCAAATTGATTTTGATACCAGTCAAAATTCCATTGTGGTCAACAGCTTGTTTTCAGACATCTCAGGTGATCCAACTCCGAATCTAGGAGGACCAGTTAATGCTCAAAGTGGTGGCATTAGATATCCGATTGGAAATTTACCTAACATTGGATCTTTTTCTGAACTTACTGCGTCAATTGGTAGAATAAACACCGTTCATGGATCCACTGCCACAGAAACAAATAGATTAGCGGCTAACAAAGGTTATGTGGATTCCAAGATATCTCTTCAAGGTATAGATGCCGTTGATCCTGCTACTAATACCACCAACACTGCATTTGGTACCATGACAGGACCACTGATACTTTCAAGAGATCCTGTAGACGATGATGATGTGGCCTACAATGGTTTGATTGCTGCCACCAAACGATATGTTGACAGTTCTGGTTACAGCAGCACGGTGAATCTGTATGTAAGCACAGCCGGTTTAGATGATAGGCCGGGTGTTGGTCTGGACAGACAAGGTCGCAGTTTGGCCTATGCATATAAAACGCTAGAAGCTGCTCTTAAACGAGCAGAAGAATTGGTACTTGAAGCACCGTTAGAAATTGGTCCTTACAAGAAAGTTCTTACCTGGGGTAACGGAGATGAGCCTTGTACCTTGGTAGAAATTGATGATACCGGTGCTACCACAGGCACTGGGTTTAGTCCTGCATTTATTTTTATGAATGTGGATACCGTTGAGATTGAGAGTGGAGGCTTAAACTATCTACCTGGCGACATACTTACTGTTGCAACAGGCACAGGCACCCCAGCAAGATATCAGGTGCTGTCAGTTGGTCCCGGTGGCACAGGAGGACGAGGTCCAGTCACTGCCATTAGACAGATCACCGGCGGCAACTACAGTGTGTTGCCAGCGCCAGTGGCTCCTGCAGCCACTACCTGTCCCGGCAGTAGCGTTGGTGTTAGAACTGGATGCACTTTGAATCTCACATTTAAAGTGGCTAGAGTACAGGTTAACTCGGGCGGCCGTGGATCTGGATATGGACTAGTGTCGGTGAGATTTAATGGCGGTGGCGGCAGCGGAGCCTTTGGTGTAGCAGATGTTAGCGCGATTGACGGCGGTATAAACAGTATCAGTATTACCAACGGAGGATCTGGGTTTACTTCTCAGCCATCTATACTTGTGAGTCTTCCAAGATTTAGATTGTTTACCAGCGGTTACAGAACAGACTTTACTGGCAATCCAGCATTGAGTACTGTGGCTGCTAATGCAGCCAAAGACATACGAGAAGGACTGTATCTTCGTGGAGAAACTTCTGGTGCTCTTGCGCAGATTCTAGCACACGACGGTACCCTGGACTCATCCGGCAACGAAGAATTTGACGTTGATATTGTCAGTGGTGAATTTGTTGTTGGAGAGACTATTTCATTTGGTGATGTAACCAAACGTATTCAAATTTCGGTATTTGTTGAAACTGGTATTTACCTAGAAAATCTACCGTTGCGTGTGCCTCAAAACGTTGCCGTGATAGGCGATGAATTTCGTAGAACTATTATCAGACCACAGATAGGCTTTGATAGTTCCAGTCCCTGGGCATTTTTGAATTTTAGACGAGATCCTATTGTGGACGGCTTAACTGTGGCCACTGAACTGTACGGTTACCACTATCTGTCAGATTCTTCACAACCTGTTTATCCATTGATCAATAACAAAGGCAACTATACCAGTGCTGCAAGACTGATTACATTGAATAGAAAGTTTATTCAAGATCAGGTCATAGGTTGGATTAATAATCAAATTTTAACAAACACTGCACCATTTACGTCTACTTTTGACTATAATGAAGATATCTGTTATAGAGACGTTGGATTGATTATAGACTCTATGGTATTTGATTTGAAATGGGGTGGACAGAATCGAACAATCTCTGCTGCATTGAAATACAAAGGACCAGCAGTTCCGGGCAGTAATCCTGCCTTGGCAATTGGTGCGCAACTGAGTCAGACTGTGGCAGGTATCCAACGTATCAACACCTTGGCTCAAGACATTATCGACAACGTGAGTATTGCAGTATTATATACACTGTCCGGTAGTGTGGCCACCACCACTACAGTACCAACACTACAGACTCTAGACGAAGGTTTTGTAGCAGAAGTAGGATCCGACACTGTGATCACACTGTTGACCAATGCCATAGTTGATGTTATCAGCAACAGTGGAACAGTAAACTATCCTAAAGACAACGGCGATATGGACATGTTCTTGTGTAACGATGCTGTGATCCTAAGAGCCATGACTTTTCAGGGTCAAGGTGGATTTGCAATGGTACTGGATCCAGAAGGGCAGATCCTTGCTAAGTCTCCGTACTGTCAAGAATCTGCATCCTTTAGCAGAAGTATAAATGCCAAGACATTTGCTGGTGGTATGTTTGTAGATGGATTCGCAGGCAATCAGAAATTTGTTATAGACAGCAAAGACAGTAATATATTTTTACGAGTATCGGGACTGCTAAGACCTCCCAATACGCCTTGTAGTTTTATTGTTAGTGGCGAAATTTACAGAATAAACTACATTAGAGGGTTTACATTCGGAACAGGTGCAGCTACAGCTACCACAGGAGGATTTAGTACAGCTCAATTTATATTAGATGAACTGACACCTTACACACCTGCTGCTGGATCACGTGTCTGTACATTTAGCACTCCAAATATAACCACTGCATCTGCTCACGAACTACAACCAGGTGCTATTATAAAATTCAGTTCCACAGGCATATTGCCAACTGGTATTGTTGCCAATCAAGAATACTATGTGTTGTTGGCTGGATTTACTCTTACTCAATTTAGAGTAGCCGCAGTGGCTGGCAGTACCACAGCAGTAACTTTTGTGGGTTCAGGGACAGGTACGCACAGCTTTATCAGAGTATTTGAAGTTCTTATGCCTGGTAATCGTTCTATGCTCAGTAATGACTTTACACAAGTCTGTGATCTAGGCTACGGACTTATAACTACCAACGGCGGATTAGCTGAAGCTGTGAGCATGTTTACCTACTACTGTCAAATTTCCTACTATTCATTGAACGGTGGGCAGATTAGAAGTGTAGGTGGATCCAGTGCTCACGGAAACTTTGCATTGGTAGCGGAAGCCAGTGATCCATTGGAAGTTCCGACTCCTACTGGATTTTATACTGATCTTGCACAGACTGCCACAGTTTTTGCTGCCACAATTGACACTCTAAACGAAAAGGGAGAAAATATACTGTATGTGAACTATGATGATTTCTTTCCTTTGCCAAACAGTGAATTAGAAATCAATCATGGTGGCCAAATTGTACGATACAGTATTACCACTGCACAGATCAACGACGTTGCTACCAAACTTGCAAAATTAAATATCAGTACAGGTGGTGGTCTTATAGCAGCAGTACCGCATGGACAACGTATTACTATTAGAAACAACAGCTTTCATGTGTTACACGGAGACATAGTAGAGGTAGCAACTAGACCTAGTACTGCTTTGATAATAAACGACAGTAATTTTGTCTATAGGCAATTGGAATTTACAAATTATGATTCCACCTTTGATCTAGAAACCTATACTGTCACAGGCATAAACTATGGCACTGGAGTTATAACAACTAACATCAATCATAGACAGCGTGCAGGATATCAAGTAAGATTTGTTAAACCCCCAGGTGCAGTGTTACCTAACGAAATTACTGCAGGTGTCACAGTCGACGATGGTGTCATTTACTATGTCAAGACTGCACCGACACCTACAACATTTACTATTTCTGCTACAGCAACAGGTGCAGGTATAACCACTTTTACTGGTTCAGCAGTATCAGGAAGTCCCACTGTGGTTCCTTATGGATTGGCTTTGGCACAGGGTAGAGAAAATTATGATTACATAGAAATCACCGTGTACGAGCCTGGTGTAGAAACAGGTGCTGCCAATGCGGTAGCCAGCGTGAGCACTGGTGCCAATACTTTTACCAAAAACAGTCACGGACTCACAGCAGGTCAACCGGTGAGATTCAGTGCCAGTGTGTTGCCCGCAGGCTTGACTGCAAACACTGTGTACTTTGTTACCACTTCCGGGCTGACTGTAAATGCTTTCAGTGTCAGTACCAGGGCCTTGATAGACAGCACATTTATAGGGGTACCAACTTCTTTGGCATTTGCCGTGGGTCCAACACTGTCTGCGTCTACTGGCGCTGGTCCGTATTTCACAACCATTTCTAACATAACCTGCTTGGAAAATTTTGGGTTGGGATCAAGTCTGGTTAAAAGGCCAAATATCACTAGTGTTACTGTAGCTGGCAACGGAACCACTTGTACGTATACATTTACTGCTCAGAACGTTCCGCCTTATCTGCCATTTCAAAATATTACCATAAGTGGTTTTGCAACAGTTGGTTATAATGGAACATTTAGTGTATTAAGCTGCACCAATACCACTGTAACCGTAACAAATGTTACCACAGGCGGATCAACAGCAGGTGGCACTATTGCAATCGCTGGCACAGGAGCATTGGGCACAGACTCTGTGATTTATTCTACTTCTGCAGCTACCAACAGCATTGTGGTGCAGTCTTCTACAGCAGCCACAGCAGGAACAATAGCTTTTCAAGTAGAAGGCAGCGTGGTAGATATCACCACATCTGGCACATCTGTAACTTACAAACTGATTCAAGGTGAACGCGGTGATACCACATTTGGTATCGGAAATCTAGGCGGTGCAGACGGTATCAGACTACAGGCTGGTATAGATGCTGGCACGTTTTATAGATTTGTACACGAAGGTCAAGAATACGAAATAACCAATTATCAAGACAGTGACACTACTGGACAAGACTATGCACTAATGACAGTCAGTCCAGCATTGGTACGAAGCGTAGTCAGATTCAATTCTCCGCCTCTACTCAAAGGATCAGCACCAGGGCCAAGTGCATTAACCGATGGTACGTTGACTATTAGAATCAGTTTGACTCGTGTGACATCACACGATCTGTTGGAGATTGGCACAGGCGGCTATGCCGATACTAACTATCCTAGCGAGATCTACGGACCACCCGTCAATTCAATTACGCCGGTACCCACCTATGCCACTCAGGCAGATATCGAAACAGGCGAAGTGGTACTACGTGCTCAGATGCAAGAACGAGGCTCGGGTCGTACATTCTTTGTGACCACTGACCAGTTTGGTAACTTTAACGTGGGGCCATTCTTTAGAGTTGATCAAGGTACTGGCACTGTTACATTCTCTGCTAGTATTGCCCTGAGTCAGTTAGACGGACTAGGTTTTAAACGCGGCACAACAATTTCAGAATTCTCCACAGCAATGGACGAAGGTCGTGTTGATGCGGTGCCTACGGAATCAGCTGTTAGAACCTATATTGGTCGTAGACTGGGATTGGATTTCAATGGCAACGTTGTTGCTCTAGGCGATCGTGTGCCTAACAATGTGGGATTCATGGCTCTCAGCGGAGATCTACCCTGGGTTGGTCCTGCTGACATGGACATGAATTCGTACAAGATTGAAAATCTTGGAGTACCTACATTGGCCAGTGATGCTGCTAGACTGGACAGCATAACCATTACCAATCTCAAAGACACTGACGGCACCAATCTGTTTAATTTTTCACAGTCACAATCAGGACAATTGTTGACCTTGGATGGTACCGGTAACACCATTATTAATGTAACGCCCACAGGTGAAGTAACTTTTGACATATTGTTAGGTGACAGTACAACCAACGTCATAAGAACTACCATTAGTGATGGTGTCATTGACGATGCCAATATCATGGCTACAGCGGCAATCGATCAGGCCAAATTGAGTTTGAATGGTGCCTATGCTACAATATCAGCTAGTATCACTAACATCACAGCAACTGGCAGTGGTTCTGTAGCTACTATAACATTCCCTGTAGCACAGTCCAGTGCTCCTTTTACAGCAGGACAAAAAATTGTAGTCACAGGATTATCTGTTGCTGGATACAACGGAACTCATACTGTTTTAGCGTGTAATACCACTACAGTGACTTATAGTAGCACAACCACAGGGTCCGGCATAAGCGGCACCGTGGCAGCTCTTAGAGGTATATCAAGTTTTGACAGTGCGCAATTTACACTGACCAACGGTTGGGTTACAGTCAAAGACAACGGCCTGGCATTGAGTAAATTAGCGCAGGTGGGAGCAGATAGACTGTTGGGCAATAGTTCAGCTTCAACGGCCAATGTTGCTGAAGTGACCTTTGCCACAGTGGTTGATGAAGGACTGGCTTTAAGATTGTCAGACTATGGAAGTGCTACAACTACTGGCTATCTACGACACACAGGCGGTGACGGATCTGTTCGTGGAAGTTGGGCATACAGCATTGTTGACGAAGCTTCATCAAACACTGCGAGCACTTTGGTTAAACGTGATAGTAACGGAGATTTTTCCGCACGTAACGTTGATCTTGCTCAGTTAAAGATTGACAACATATTGTCCATTGACAGCAGTGCCAGCGGCACTGGAGGATTTCTTCAGTACTATGGTTACTTGGGACAGGTAGGTATTTACATAGGTGATGGTACAGTACCAGCCAATGATAAAAAAACTTTCTATAACAATACGCAGCACATATTCCGCAGTCAAGACAGTGCCACAACATTTGCCACTCTTGACTCTAATGGCATTACTGTAGCAGCATTAAAAAATTGTACCAATATCAGTTCGGGCGGTGTGTCAACTCCAGGTACTATACAGGGCTATTGGTCACTAGACAGTACCAGCAGATTTCAAGCAACTTACGCTGCGGACTTGGCAGAATACTACGAAGGCGACAAAGAGTATGCTGTAGGCACTGTGTTGATATTTGGCGGAGACAAAGAAGTTACTATAGCCAATCGACAAGGCGATCATAGAGTGGCTGGCGTTGTGAGCGATAATGCTGCCTATTCCATGAATGGTGATTGCCCGGGATTTAAAAATCAAGTGGCTCTACAGGGCCGAGTGCCTTGTCGTGTAGTTGGAAAGATTGAGAAAGGGGATCTGCTGATTGCCAGCAACATTGCAGGATGTGCTGTGAGTGCAGGCGGCGATGCTAGAACAGGAACAGTGATTGGCAAAGCACTAGAGAACTACGATTCAAATCATATTGGCACTATTGAAGTGGCCGTGGGAAGAAACTAATGGCACAACAAACACTAAACGCAGGCAGTCCTCCAATTGTATGGAGCACAGTAGAAGATGCATTTACAAAAATAAATGCCAACTTTGATGAACTGTACGCTAGCATAGGAGGACCGGGCGGAGTATTAGACTTTACCAGTCTTAGCACTGATATCAAACCCAGTGCTAGTGAAGTTTATGACCTAGGTAGTCCAACAGCTCGTTGGAGAGATCTTTATCTAGCTGGTTCAAGTTTATATCTTGGCTCAGCTCAGATAACTGCTGACGGAGCTGGTATTGTAAATCTGCCATTGGGAACTACTATAAACGGACAACTGGTTATAGATCCTGCAAACACAGCTTTTAAAACTTTTTCAGTGGCAGGACAGTCGAACATTGTGGCAGACAGTGTGATAGATACACTGACCGTGGCAGCTGGCAACAGTGGTATAACATTGACTACCAATGCCACTACTGACACACTAACAATTACTAACAGTGGTGTTACAGGTCTTGCAGGAACTGTGGGGCAGATTGGAGTAAGTGCCGCAACTGGTACAGTGACATTAACCAATTTAGGAGTCACAAGTTTAACTGGCTCAGCAGGTGGCATCGGAGTAAGTGCTGCAACTGGCGGCATAACATTGACCAATCTTGGTGTCAAGCAGATCGTAGGAACTGCCAGTCAGATTGGTGTAACTGGTGATGGCACTGGAATAGTAACCATTACCAATTTGGCACCTGCAAGTCCAACATTTAGATTTATTGTTGTAGACGGTGCTACCTTACAGCCAGTGGCAGCTGATAATATTTCAGATACATTAAATTTGATATCTGGTCCTGGTTTAACAATTACCAAAGACACTGCAACAGATACATTAACATTTAGTGTAAACAGCAATTTAGATATCAGAGGTTCAGTATTTGCAGATGACTCTACCATGTTGGTAGATGCTACCAACGGTGTACTAAGAGGAAATTTTATAGGTTCAGTGTTTGCAGATGATAGTTCGCAGATCATAGATGGCAACACTGCCACAGTCTACGGTAACATAGAAGCTACAACATTAAAAACAAGCGAACCAAAAATAGCACTAGGATTTTTTGCTGGAAACACCAATCAAGGAGGATTTAGTATTGCTGTTGGGCGAAGTGCGGGTCAAACTGATCAAGGTTCCAGAGCAATAGCTATAGGACAGAACGCTGGTGCTATTACCCAAGGCGGAAATGGTGTAGCAATAGGATATAATGCTGGAGCCACAACACAAGCAATTGGAGCAATAGCAATCGGATATGGTGCGGGCGAAACTAGTCAAGGCGTTCATGCTATAGCCATAGGAACAGGTGCAGGCGGATCTAATCAACCAGCCTACAGTATAATATTAAATGCCACCGGCACTACATTAAGCGGTGCAGCAGCTGGTTTCTATGTTGATCCTATTCGTTCAACTACAGGTTCAGCAAGGCCAGTTGTTTATAATACTGCAACAAAAGAACTATTCTACACATCAACACTAGAATTTATCAACAGCACTATCAGCACCAGCGACTCCAGCGGATTGACTGTGGATGTGCAGACAACATTTAACACAGATGTTACTTTTGAAAATGAACTTACTGTAAATGGACAAGTTACAATCGGTGGCAATTTAATCGTCAACGGTACTACCACTACCATAAACTCTATCACACTCACAGTAGATGACAAAAATATAGAATTAGGTTCAATTGCGTCTCCCACAGATGCCACCGCCGACGGTGGCGGTATCACACTCAAAGGCACCACAGATAAGACATTCACATATGTGAATTCCACAGGTGTATGGACAGCTAACATTGGTATTGCAGCAACTTCGTTTACTGGTCTTGCTGCCGCTGCTACCACTGCCAGCACAGCCGCCAGTGTGGGTTACATGGGTATACCACAAAGTGCTACAGCTACCACTGCCACATTGGATATCAGTGATGCGGGCAAACACATTTATGTAACAACTAACACCCAGACAATAACCATCCCAGCCAATAGTGTAGTACCTTATCCAATAGGAACTGCTATTACATTTGTTGCCGGTCCAAGTGCTACCACAATGACCATTGCCAACAACGATACTATGTATTTGGTAGGTACAGGAACTTCAGGTACAAGAACACTGGCTGCATACGGTACTGCTACTGCGATCAAGGTAGCAGCTACTACATGGTTTATTAACGGGTCAGGACTGACATAATATGACCAATATCCATAATCAAAGGAAGCGAAATGGCAAAACAGAATATTAATGTAGGCACAACAGCCAACGACAAAAAAGGAGATAGCCTACGAGCTGCCTTCCAAAAAGTCAATGCCAACTTCACAGAACTTTACACAGCATTGGGAATTAATGCAGACGTTGATTTAAATCTAGGGGCGTTTGAATTCACTGGTAGTGTGATGACTACCACAGACAGTACTGCCATTGTGATTGATCAAGCTGCCACCATAACCAGCAATCTGTCTGTGGGTGGGGACATTCTGCCACAGACTGCTCTTGGTGGTGATCTAGGTTCAAGCACACTGCCTTGGCGCAGCCTCTATGTCAGCAACAACACAATTTTCTTGGGTGGCACAGCATTATCTGTAAACGGTGCAGGCAATCTATTGGTCAACGGCAGTTTAATAACAGGTGGCGGTGGCGGAAGTAGTTTAGTCAACGGTGCCAACACAGTTAGCCTCGGCTCAGATGGTATACTGACATTGCCCAACGGTGCAGTGATCCGAAATACTGCTGGTGATGCAGTGGCATTCGGGCAAGGTGCCGGTGAAACCTCACAAGGCGAATTCGCGGTGGCCATTGGTCCTAGTGCTGGTCAAACTTCACAAGGCCCGGACGCGGTGGCCATTGGCAATGGTGCTGGACTGATCATGCAAGCCACTAGTGCAGTGGCCATTGGCTTAATCGCTGGTAACAACTCACAAGGCGCGGCGGCGGTGGCCATTGGTTATAATGCTGGTTATACTGGTCAAGGCTTTGATGCAGTGGCCATTGGAGATAATGCCGGTTATAGCATACAGGGTAAAAATTCTGTGGCCATTGGTTTAGGCGCTGGCCAATACCAGCAAGGCCGAGATGCAGTGGCAATCGGACATGCAGCTGGAGTAAACAATCAAGCAGCCAACTCAATCATCCTGAACGCCACTGGTGCAACATTAAATCAAACCACTGCCAACACATTCACAGTGAAACCAGTGAGACAGGGTGAGACAACAAATGCAATGTATTATAACTCATCCACTGGTGAGATTACCTATGCTGAAGCATTTTCTTTCAATGTGGCAGCAGATGATTCCACACAGAGATTGGTATCCAACAACGAACTCATCAAGTTTACGGGTGCTGGTGGTATTACTACTGCCAGTGATGCCGAAGGCAATATCACAATCAACTATGTTCAAGGTGATATCCGCAGTGAAGGCGACATCAACATTGACATCAATCTTGCAGATTCAACTCTGCGTAGGTGGCGTTTTGGGGAAGATGGCAGTTTAACATTACCCATCGGTGTGTCTATTGATGACAATGTTAGCCCTCTGTATCCCAAGATCATTGCAGACAGTGGCAAGCTATTCAGTGTTCAGGGGCAAGGTAGTACTGGTTCCGTAGCGATAGCCTGGAGTCTAAATCCTAACACTGACACTCAGTATGCGGCTGTAGGCGTTAACGGTACCGGTACTGATAATCTTGCCAAGGTGGTATTGGTTGCGGGAAATACAACTGCTACACTAAAAGTTTGGAAATTAGACGAAACTGGAGTATTTACATTACCCACAGGCGGGGTTATTGCAGACAGCGGCAATTACATAAAACTTACACCGCCAACCGGCAGTGCCAATCAATCATTATTGATTTACCCAACTGCGGGCGATGGCAATCACATACACTTGACAGCAGGTGGCGGC